CGAATCCCGTGTCGAAAGACATTTCTCGCAAATATGACGAGAATGCAATTAAACAATCTATTAAAAATATTATTCTTACAAAGAACTTTGAAAGACCTTTTCACAGTGACGTTGGTTCTCAAATATCATCGCTTTTATTCGAACCCATAACACCGATGATAACTGCAATGATGCAGAAGACTATCGCAAATACGATCGAGTCTTATGAACCAAGAGTAAATTTACTCAATATATCAGTGCTATTGAGCCCCGATAACAACGGCGTGTATGTGACAATCGTCTTCACAATTATTAATACAAGTACACCTGTAATCGTCGATCTATTTCTAGAAAGAACTCGCTAATGGCTAATAATAAAATTAATGTTTCAGATCTCGATTTTGATCTGATTAAAGCAAATCTAAAAGATTTCTTAAAAGGACAAGATCAATTTACAGACTATGACTTTGAAGGTTCTGGTCTAAATGTGTTGCTTGATGTTTTAGCGTACAACACTCACTATAATGCCATGTATACGAATCTAGCAGTAAATGAGATGTTCTTGGATTCAGCTAGCAAACGCGATAGTGTAGTTTCGATTGCAAATAATTATGGCTATCTACCTACGTCTCGTACAGCTGCGATCGCTAAGATCTCTATTGCGGTACCAATTGGAAGCAATACTTCTAGAACGATAGCTCTTCCAAAATATAGTCCATTTAGAGCTACAGTTTCTGGAGTAGATTATAGTTTTTACACTACATCAGAGAGTATCGGCCTACGCAATGAAGCTACATCAACATACGATTTTTCTTCAATAGATCTATATGAAGGAACTCCAGTAATTGAGAGATTCAATATTTTAGATGATAGCAAGATCATTTTGAAAAACAAGAATATTGATGTAAGTACTATTAAAGTTAGAGTTCAGGATCCTTCATCTCTTCTAACTAGTACTTACAAATATTCTGAAAAGGTATTAACACTGAATTCTTCTACTGAAGTATTTTTTGTACGCGAAGTTGAAAATGAATATTATCAGATTTATTTTGGTAAAGACAACTTAGGTAAAGAACCAGCTATAGGAGCTGTAGTGACTATTGAGTACATTGTTACTCGTGGCGCAGATGCTAATGGAATAAAATTATTCACTTATACTGGAACTGATTTAAGTGGTGTTCCAACTATAACTGTTCTTCAAACGGCAACTGGTGGTAGAGCAGCAGAAACAGTTGACGAGATAAAATATAATGTATCTCACAAATATAAGTTACAAGATCGTGCAGTAACATCAACCGATTATGCAGATGTTATAAAATCAAATTATCCAGACATTGACGCAATTAATTGCTGGGGAGGAGAAACAATGTCTCCTCCAATATATGGTAAAGTTTATATTTGTATTAAGCCTCAATCAAGCTTGTTCTTAACATCTAGCGAAAAGAATTATATTATTGAATCTATCATTAAACCAAAGGCAATGCTTGGAATATTTCCAACGATGGTAGATCCTGCTTATAACACAATTCAGCTTCATACTACTGTATTTTATAATCCTAACTTAACAAATAAGTCATCATCGCAAATTCAACAAGCTGTTCGTCAAGCAATATTAGATTATAATGATGTATATTTACAAAAGTTTGATGGAGTGCTACGTTATTCGCGATTAGTACGTGCGATAGATGATGCGGATTCGTCTATCATAAATAACGTAACAACTGTAGTTATTCGTCGTATTGTAGATGTGGTTTTCAATCTTTCTACTAGCTATACAGTTCAACTTAATAACGCAATCTATAAAGCTGGTGTTGCTGAAGAAGCAGTTATGACTGCAGGATTTTATATAAACAGCCAAGATGTAATCCACTACATAGATGACGATGGTTCTGGAAACTTGCGTCTATTCTATTACAACCCATTAGATTACACGAAAGTTTTTGTAAATAGTAAAATAGGTACAGTGAATTACGACACTGGTGAATTAAAAGTTAATTCATTGTTTGTAACCGGTGTAGTAGGTTCCGACTTTGAATTCATTATTAAACCAGAATCAGACGACGTTGTTTCTAAGCATAATCAGATTGTAAACATAGATGCAACATATTTAACTATTGATATGGAACAAGAAGTAACTTCAGTTTCTCACAAGCTTGCATCTGCTAGAACATGACAGATAAAACACCAATTGCAATTGCATTAGAAAGACAAATCCCCGAATATATTCGAGGAGAGTATGAGCTGTTCGTAAATTTCATTAAAGCGTACTATGAATTTTTAGATCAGTCTCAACAACGCAATTTAGAAGATATTCGCTCTATTGATAATACTCTTGAAGAATTTGTAATTCGTTTCAAGAAAGAATTATCTGTTTTATTTCCAACTAACAGTTTAGCAAACGAACGCTTTATTCTTCAAAGAATTCGCGAATTCTATAAGTCTCGTGGATCTAAAGAATCATATCAATTCTTATTTAGAATTCTTTTCAATAAGGACTCTGAAGTTTCCTATCCATCAACTCAGATTCTAAGAGCTTCTGACGGTAAGTGGACTCAAGAAAAATCTATATTTGTAAGAATGACTTCTGGTAATCTTTTCAATTTAACTGGAAAGATTATTGACATCAATACTGCTAATAAACAAATACATGTTTTTTCTCCTCGCGTAGTATTTTATCGAGAAGACGTGTATGAAGTTTTTATTGAGAGATCGTATACTCAAGATATTTCAATTGGTGATATTGTTCAATCACAAGATGGTAATGATGTTGGACAAATTATTCCGTGTCCAAGCAAATACACTATCACGAGTGAAGGTTCAGGATTTGAAATAGGTGCTTTATATTACCTTAAGACAGAAGATGGCGATGGATCGCTAATAAAGATTACCAAAATAGGAACTGGTGGATCAATTAAGAAAATTCAAGTTATTAACTTTGGATTAGATTACAGATCTACGTTTTATGCAAAGCTAAGCAATAAACAGTCTACGGCGTTACCATATCGTCATCCAGTTCCAGGACCTTATCCAGATGGAACGACTGGTTTCGTTGATTTGGGTTATATCAATACACAGGATTATTTCTATTACGATAAGTTTTACACACCAGCTGCGAATAACAATGAAAAAGTATTCTATGTCGATGGTACTTATGTTGGTGAAATTATAGGATCATTCTATACTAATGCCACAACTAAAAATGTAATTGATTTAGACACTGCTGAAATTAAGATAGAACTTGGTGCTGTTGCAGTATATCCTGGATATTATTCTGCTTCAGATGGATTTATCTCTGATGAATCTTATATTCAAGACGGAAAGTACTATCAGCTATTTTCATATGTTATTCAAGTAGAACAACAGATTGATTCGTACTATAGCATCGTTAAAGAGTTACTACATCCTGCGGGTATGGAATTGTATGCTGAGTATACAATTAAGAATCAGTATCTAGTTTCTGCTTCACCATTACTTGCATTTATTCGTCGTCAGTTCTTAGAGCAGCTGTTCATAACTGATGATGAATCTACAAATGAAGTTACACTTCCAAAATCTGATGAATTGCCAGCTATTCATACATTTCTTCAGGATATTAAAGATAAACAAATTTCTATTAGAAAATATGATTCTAGTGGAAGCTTGGTTGGAATACAACTTAATAGTGTTTTAATTAGTGGAACTAGTGGACAGTTTACGACTACTAGCGTAGTAACGCCTTCTGGATTTCCAAACTTCAGTCCATTAACTGTCGGTCAATTAATACGTGTAACTGGCACTTTAACTGGTACTGGAACGATATCGCAGTATGAAGCTAAAAACGCTGGATCATTTGTAATCGGAAGAAGTTATAAGATAGTTAGCGTTGGAACAACTGACTTCATTTCAATTGGTGCTACTTCAAATGCAGTAAATCAAGTATTTGTTGCTACAGGCATTGGATCTGGCACAGGAACTGCTAAAGACCAAGAACCTACACTAGCAAATTCAGCCGTTTATAAAGTAGGATCTGTTAGTTATGTTGGTGTTACGCCTTATCAGTTTGTATTAACGAATGTAGATGGAACTGCTTTAATTACTACAGCAGGTTCTACAACCGGCCTGACGTTTTCAACAATGGAAACAAACGGCAAGTGGTCTACTGTAGATCCTTATACATTACAACAATATGACTTAGCTAAAGGACCGAATGATTCTATTGAAAATTCTTTAGTACCAGCATATCATACGTCTACACAAGATATTAAAGATAACGTAACTCCAAAAGCAGATAGTATAACACCTCCAGATAATTATATTGATGATTTTACACGTGGAACTACTCAAGATTCTATTACTTCAGTAGAATCCGGAAGAGACTGGAGTTGGAATGGCGGAACTTTCAATAAGAGTGTTACAACTATTGATGATATGCAGCCGGTGAGATATCCTAAATATGTAGACGTAATCTACATGGATTCATTTTATTCTGGCG